GAACCAACCAAAAAACTTACTAAATCTGACGGGACAACAGCTTACATATGGGACAATAAATTACATAGATGGGACGGCCCTGCACTAATACCCGAAGGTAATATGCGAAAAAGAGAATATTATCTTTATGGTATTAGAAAAACCGAAAAAGAATGGAAAGAAGCCTGTAGAAATAAAGAAGGATTACCTTGGTTTAAAAGCAGCGCAGGAAAAGGGTCTAGATCGTAATTTTTATTTTTTTTGTATATGTATAACAAAACAAAAACATTTAAATTTTAAAATATGAAAGTATCGCAATTAAGACAACTAATCCATGAAGAAGTTCGCAATACTTTAAATGAGGCTGCTAAAGAAGTAGTACTTAGTAATGAAATTCTCAACTTTTTAGAAGAATGTGGTGTAATAACCGGCGCAGATGCGCAAAAAGTTCACAAAGACTTAACAGCATTTTTAAAATCTAAAAGTAATAGATGATCTCATTTTAGACCTTTGTCAACTATATGCCGACGAAAGCTAAACATAAACAAACAAAAATATTTTAAAGTTAAGCTTGGGAAACCAAGCTTTCTTTTTTATATTTATACCAAAAAACATTATAATATGAAAATAGGATTCTGTGGGACTATGTCATGTGGCAAAACCACACTTGTCAACGCATTAAAACAACATGAATTGTTTCAACACTACAATTTCGCTACTGAACGTTCAAAATATCTAAATAGTTTAGGTATTCCATTAAACACAGATTCAACATTCAAAGGACAATTAATATTTTTAGCTGAGCGTTCTGCTGAATTAATGAATGATTATATCATAACAGATAGAACTGTTATTGATGTAATGGCCTTTAGTCATTGTTCTAATTCTATGACACCATATGAAAAAGAATCATTTGAAAGTGCTGCTAAATTTCTTGTGGAAGAATATGATTATATTTTTTATGTTTCTCCTGAAGGGGTAGAGATAGAAGATAATGGTATTAGAGAAACAGATGAAAATTATAGAGAACAAATTGACAATACTATTAAATTAATGTTGAGATTATATGGTCATCGCGCAAAAAATATAATTAACATATCTGGTTCTACAGAGGAACGTATTGAGCAAATTATAAAACATGTATTATCTTAAAAATACATATATTTATAATAAAATACCATATGAGAATTCATATAATATACATACTAATAATAACTTTATTAGTTGGAATTATTATTTATTTTTCTACTCAAAATAAACCTGATGTAGAAAAAGTAAAAATTAAAAAAACTATAGAAATAATCCCTGTTAAAGTTGAAACTCCGGTATATGTTCCTAAATGGAGAACTAAAGTAGAAACTATAACAGAAACAGAAATTGACATAGATACATTTTATACTCCAATAGACACTAATGAAATATTAAAAGATTACTATTCTAAATATGCTTATCAAGATACTATCAAAATTGACACATTTGGTAACATAGTAATAAGTGATACTATAACAAAAAATTATATCATAGCTCGTAAAATTCAATCAAATTTAGAAATACCTAAAATTACAATTGAAAAAACTACTTATTTAAATAATAGAGAATTATATGCTGGTATAGGATTAGTTGGAGGCACAAACCAAATTAGTTATATTGGGGCTGAAATGTTATATAAAAACAAAAAAGGCAAAGCAATAGGAATAGGGGCGGGAGTAAATCAAGATTTATTCCCTCAAGTTTCATTTAAATTGCTTTGGAGAATAGGCAAATGAGTGAACAACAAAATATAAAAGAAATACTCAAACAAGAGTATATAAAATGCGCCACTGACCCTGGCCATTTTATGCGCAAATATTGCCACATCCAACATCCCCAAAGAGGTAGAGTATTATTTAATCTATACCCATTTCAAGACAAGGTATTAAAATTATGGAAAGAAAATCCATACTCTATTGTACTTAAATCACGACAATTAGGTATATCAACATTAGCGGCTGGTTATTCATTGTGGTTAATGACTTTTTATAAAGATAAAAATGTGCTTTGTATTGCTACAAAACAGGAAACAGCACGAAACATGGTAACCAAGGTTAAGTTTATGTATGATAATTTACCATCTTGGTTAAAAGTAGGAGCAGATGAAAATAATAAATTATCACTGCGTTTAAGCAATGGCTCAATAATTAAAGCAACATCCGCAGCGAGTGATGCTGGTAGATCAGAAGCAGTATCACTATTATTAATAGATGAGGCCGCATTCATTGAAAATATTGGAGAAATATGGGCCTCAGCACAACAAACTTTAGCAACAGGCGGGGGAGCTATTGTATTATCTACCCCATACGGTACAGGTAACTGGTTTCATCAGACATGGGTTAGGGCGGAACAAGCAAATAATGATTTTTTACCTATTAAACTACCTTGGTTTGTTCATCCTGAACGAGATGAGGCATGGCGAAAACGACAAGATGATTTATTAGGAGACCCCAGGTTAGCAGCACAAGAATGTTTTAGTGGGAATACAATAATTTATACTAAATATGGTCCTAAACATATTAAAGATATAAAAATAGGGGACTTAGTTTTAAGTCACGATGGCACTTATAATAAAGTAATAAAAATTTTTAACCATATAGAAAACAATCCTGTAAAAATAAAAGGGGGATTAAACAATATACAAAAATTTACTACTTTAAACCATCCTTTTTTAAATAAAAATAATGAATGGGAAGAAATCAATTCATTAATAAACACTAAAAATAAAATTAAATATTTTCCTAAAACAAGTGAATATATAACCCCAATTCAAAATATAGATTTATCCAAACATATTACCTCTAATTCACCAACTAGATTCCCTTTAAAAATAGATGACAGACATATATGGTTAACTAAAACCAGTAAAATAAACAGATATATTGACATAGATTATGATTTAGGATTCATTTTAGGCTGCTTCCTTTCAGAAGGATCACTGGCTAAAAATAAAGTTGAGTTTTCATTTAATGGGAAAACTGAAAGAAATGGTTTTCCTCTTGAGATTGAAAGAATTTTATCTGAAAAATTCAATATTAATTGCTTTTCATATTATACTTCAAAAAGATGGGAAGGAAGCAGTAAGCTTTATATTAAGGATCAAATATTTAATAATTTTATAAAATTATGTATTCAAGGGGGAGAAAAATGCTATAATAAGCACATCAGTTCTTTTATATATTCTGTATCAAACAATGATGTATTAAAAGGAATTTTAGATGGGATATTAATAGGAGACGGGCTAATTAAACCAGAGTATAATATTCAACTCTTGCTAACATCCGAAAAACTCATATATGATGTGTTGTATATTACTAATATATTAGGAATACATAATGTTAGTATAAAACAAGGAAAAGCCCAAAACCCAAAAAACAATAATTGGAGACCTAACTATACATTGACTTGGACTAACTCCTTAATCCCCTCAGATGAAAAAATATTTAGTAAAAGAATCAAAAATTGGGAGCGTTTAAATACTATTGGGAAATCTGATTTTAATTGTAATTTTGAATACATTAATGAACCATACGCGAGTTTAAAATTAGAAACAGATAATAATCCTATTGAAGTATTTAATATAGGAGTAGAAAATACTCATACTTATGTAACAGAGTATGGTATAGTACATAATTGTGATTGTGACTTTAACACATCTGGTGATGTAGTGTTTTATAGTGAGTGGATAGATTTTATTAAATCCACTGCTATTAAAGATCCCATGGAACGTAGAGGAGCAGACCAAAACTTATGGGTATGGGAATCTGCTGACTACACAAGAGAATACATGGTAGTAGCAGACGTTGCCAGAGGAGATGGTAAAGATTTTTCAGCATTTCACGTAATAGATATAGCTACAAACACACAAGTGGCAGAATATAGGGGTCAAATGAGCCCAAAAGAATTTGGTTATATGTTAGTTGCTATAGCAACAGAATATAATAATGCTTTATTAGTTGTAGAAAATGCTTCAATTGGGTGGGCGGCGTTAGATGCTATTATAGAAAGAGGATATAGAAATTTATATCATTCTCCTAAATCTGATCATTTTACCGCAGAATCATATTTAAAAATTTGGGAAGGTGATTCAAATTTAACTCCTGGTTTTACAATGTCTTTAAAAACTCGTCCTTTAGCAGTGAATAAAATGAGAGAATATATTGGGGATAAAAGTGTTATAATCCAATCTAAACGTTTGCTGGAGGAAATGAAAGTATTTGTTTGGAAAAATGGTAGACCTGAAGCCCAACCCGGATACAATGATGATTTAATTATGTCTTTTGCTATAGGAATGTATTTAAGAGATACTTCATTAAAGTTTCAACAACAAAGTTTAGATATGACCCGAGCTACACTTGGTAGTATTAAAAAAAATACATATGCTGGAGCATATAACCCAAATAATGTAGCAAATCCATATATGATGGAAACAAAATATGGACAGGAAAATATTAATTGGCTTTTATAATATTTATAATAAAAAACAATGGCAGATAAAAGCTTATTTACTCGATTAAAACGTCTATTTTCAACAGATGTTATTATTCGTAATCAAGGGGGCAACCAACTTAAAGTAATAGACGTCGATTCTATACAAACTACAGGGGATGTAGCAACAAACTCTATAATGGATAGATATAACCGTCTATATTCTCCCTCCTCAACCTCATTGTTTGGGCAACAACTTAATATAAACTATCAATATCTTCGTACCATGATCTACTCAGATTATGATACTATGGATTATGATGCTATTATAGCCTCGGCCTTAGATATTATATCTGATGAATGTACTTTAAAAAATGACATGGGAGAAGTACTCCAAATCAGAAGCTCAAATGAAGATATTCAAAAAATATTATATAATTTATTTTATGATGTATTGAATATTGAATTTAATTTATGGTCTTGGATTCGCCAAATGAACAAATATGGTGATTTTTTCTTAAAACTTGAAATAGCAGAAAAATTTGGTGTTTATAATGTAATACCTTATACGGCATACCATATTCAAAGACAAGAAAATTATGATCCTGAGCACCCAAATGCTGTAAGATTTAAGTATTCCCCCGAAGGTTTTTATTCCGGAGGATCAGGGTATTATGGTGTTCCTAATACTTTTGAAAAAGACGAAAATATTATATATTTTGATAACTATGAAATAGCTCATTTTAGGTTAATAACTGATGTCAATTATCTTCCTTATGGAAGATCATACTTAGAACCAGCTCGCAGATTATTCAAACAATATATTTTAATGGAGGATGCGATGTTAATTAATAGAATTTCTCGCAGCCCCGATAGAAGAATATTTTATATTAATGTTGGATCTATTCCTCCTAATGAAGTAGAAAACTTCATGCAGAAAACTATTTCAACCTTAAAGCGCACCCCATTAATTGACCATGAAACTGGCCAATATAATTTAAAATATAACATGCAAAACTTACTCGAAGATTACTATATTCCAGTAAGGGGCAACGATACTGTAACTAAAATTGATACAGCAGCAGGATTACAATTTGATGGCATTACAGATGTAATTTATTTAAGAGAAAAATTATTTGCTGCTTTAAAAGTCCCTAAAGCATTTATGGGATATGAAAAAGATTTAACAGGTAAAGCTACATTAGCCGCGGAAGATATTAGGTTTGCTCGTACAATTGATAGAATCCAACGTATTGTTTTATCTGAATTATATAAGATTGCTCTAGTACATTTATATGCTCAGGGATATAATGGAGATGAGCTAACAAATTTTGAGCTAGACTTAACAACACCCTCGATTATCTACGATCAGGAAAAAATAGCGTTGTTAACCCAAAAAGTGGACCTAGCTCAAAAAATCATAGAAACCAAGTTATTACCTACTGATTGGATTTATGACAACATATTCCATTTAAGTGAAGATCAATACGAGGAATATAGAGATTTGATAATTGAAGACCAAAAACGCGCATTTAGAAACAAACAAGTCTCAGAAGAAGGAAATGACCCTAAAATTACAGGTAAATCTTATGGCACACCTCATGATTTAGCCTCCTTATATGGCAGAGGTAGATACCAAGATAACTCAGTCCCAGATGGATACGATGAAAAGGCATCATTAGGTCGTCCTCAAGAAAAATCTACAAATAGAAATACTCAAGAAAGTCCATTTGGAAAAGATAGATTAGGTAATAGAGGTGCTAAATTTGATGATAATGAATCAGATGACATTCGTCCTCAATATAAAGGTGGTTCACCTTTAGCTTTAGAAGCAAAACAAGTATATTTAAAAAATAAAAGCTTAATAGAAAGCCTAGCAAAAAATACAAAAGTTTCTAAAAAAGATGAAGAAATTTCATTTTTAGATGAAAATAACATAATGGAATAAATATTTTTATATATTTATAACAAAAAGCCTAGGCGAATGAACATAAAACACTCAAAGATAAGAAATACGGGGATATTGTTTGAACTTTTAGTTAGACAAATTACCGCGGATACTTTATCTGGAAAAGAATCTAAAGCAATTAATATTCTAAAAAAATATTTTGTTAAAAGTGAACTGGGAAAAGAATATAAATTGTATGAGACTTTATCAAAGTATAAAAATTTAACAGAAAGCAAAGCTGGAATGGTTATTAATTCTATTTTAGAAACATCTAAAAATCTAAATAGAAGCACAATAAAAAGGCAAAAATATAATCTAATTAAAGAAATCTCATCTCATTATAATATTGATGATTTTTTTAAAACCAAGTTACCTAACTATAAACTTCATGCTTCATTATATACTTTATTAGAATTATATAACGCTAATACAAATAATCCTGACCAAATTATTGATAACAAAATTAATATTTTAGAAACATTAACTTCTAAATCCGTTAATAAGCAAAAAATCAAAGAAGATGTCCTTATAGAATTCCAATCATATGATAAGGACCTTCGTATTTTAACATATAAAGTTCTTTTAGAAAAATTTAATAGCAAATACTCTTCATTAAATAACGACCAAAAATTAATTCTAAAAGAATTTGTTAACTCAGTTGACTCAACACCAAAATTAAGAGATTTTTACAATATTAAAATCGAAGAACTTAAAACTAAATTAACCACTTTATCTCCTAAAATTACAGATAAAGCAACTCAAATAAAATTAAATGAAGTAGTTAAATTATTAACTCCATTATCTAAATCTCATAAAGTTGATGATAATAATTTAATAAATCTACTACAATATTATGAACTTTTAAATGAAATTAAAAGCCTCCATGAGTCGATATAAATACAAACTTAAAGAAACAAGCACTATAGCCAGTACCTCTGGTTTTACATCAGGAAATACAGGTGAAAATATTGGTGCTACTATGGGTCGTGGCCCTAAAGCAGGACCTAAAGGAGTAACAAATAATACTTATGTTAAAAATTTTAAATATATATTAGTAGATAGAAATGCTTTAAACAAAGCTGCTAAAGGAATTGAAGTCAAACAATTGTGGGAAACCACTGATGTAGATGATTATTTAAAAAGTTTAAACGTTAATGATATTAACTTATATAATCATATCAAAGAAAGAATAGAAGGCTTTAATACTTTAGAAGAAAAAATAAATATTTTAATCCCATTATTAGCCAAAGCAAAACAAAAAACACTGGAATACTATAGAAATAATCCTACTTCATATGGTGTAGTGTATGGAACAGACATGGCTATTGAATATTTAAATGATTTAATAGATTTATTTTCAAACAGACCAGAAGAATCTGGTGAATCAGAACAACAACAATCTCAAAATACATAAAATTATGGCAAATATACCTGTAAATTTCGGAGGAGTAATATTAAGAGCAGAGCAATCAGCTACTGGATCTTTTGCTGGTATTCAAAGTTTAGGAACTGGCTCTATTAATAATATTACTGGATCTTTAATTGTAGTATTTAAATATGGAGCAGGATTAAATGCTGATGGATCAGTAATCGAAGCAACAGGCCCTTCATTTACTTTACCCGCAGGACAAACAATAAATCTATTCATAACCTCGGCAAGCTTAGGAGCAGGAAGCGCGCCAGTAATTTTATACACATAATATTTATAACCATGAAAACACTACAAAACCAATATATCACTATTACAGAAGGTAAAGGGAATAAAGAACATTTTCTAAAACAAGCCCGTCATTTGTTTCCCGAACTTTTAACTGTAAATACTACCTATAATGAAGCTGTTAAAATATTAAAAAGCAAAAGCATTTTAACAGAAGCAGTAGGCGGCATTGCTACCCAAAATTCAAACAAACCAGATTGGTTTAAAATTTTTAACACAAATATAAAAGAAGCTGTTGGTGTTAAAGATAAAAAAGAATATGGTGATCAAAACACCTTTGAAAAAATAGATAAAGATGTAGCTAAAGCCTT